TTCGTAATTTCCATGAACATAAGCTGCAGTTGTAGCCAAACCGTTAACTTGAACCCATACAGACGATGGTTTGGCTCCTTGTGGGGATGCTGAATTACAGTTGGCGAATGACAATCCAGACATTGATACTGTAGGGGTGACTCTTTTTACTGCTTTGAATTGAATTGATGACACCACTTGACCAGGGCCTACACCAACATATCCTGTTGAATAAAAATACCCTGACTCATAATATCTCTGGCAAAGCTGCAACTCATCACCGAGGTGTCGAAGCTCAAATTTTGTTGCCAAGATGCCTGGCTCTAACTGCGCATTGAATAGCGTTCCGGCGCTGAACTCTACGGTAACATTGTTGCCACCAACCAGATCAGCACGAACTTCACCAGATGCCCCGAACTGGCCGTCATCTATGCGCCCAAGCGCAGTGCCGCCCCACGACAAGGTGTGCTTGCCAGACTGAATTGATGTTCCCTCGATAACCTGCTTGAGCGTTTGACCCTGAGTGATTGTTACAACTACCACCCCTGATGACAATGAAAATGTTATTCCTCCAGCTGCAGATACTTTCCATCGATCTAATGTGTACTGCCCAGCTGATGTGGCACCACCAGAAGCATAGTTGCGCTGATTAATAAGGAATGCTGCATTTATTATTTTATTACGAAACCCAATTTGGCTGTTAGATGATGATATTGCCGCATCCCACTCACCCCACTGGTTATTTAAAATATTTTCGATTGTTCTTTTTACTAACACTCCAAGTCTGTCAGGCACATACTCTTGCGTGACAACTCCGTTGAACTTATAAACTGTAAGGATTCCGTATGGATGCACTGGAGGCTTATTTGCCCCACTAGCATTAACTACATCATATATTCCTGGCTCAACAAGAGAATTCCAGTCATCGGTAGTGATCTTCTTTCGGTAAATTGGGATGTTGAGCTTTTTCAGGCTTCCGAGATTCACGGCATCCGTTTCTTCAACCGGGTCTCCAACTCTTGTCGGACCCTCAAACCCATGGCCATCGCGGTGAGGTTCAGGAAGCTTTGAGAAGCCACGGCCAATAGCATCAAACTCTTGCTCCATAGCAAGACCATCAGCAAGCTCGCCGGGGTTCATCTCGGATTGGCGCTCGTAATAATTGTTAGGCACGGGAAAGCCTCCGCTGGATAAAGTTGATCGTCATCCCGGTGAGATTAAAATTTTGCTCTGTGGCAGATCGATCAGACATGGCAACAGAGAGGGCAACACCATTACCCTGCAGCTGGATTGAGTTGCTCTCATCTTGCGACTCGGTGGCCCAGTAAAACTGGTTCCAGTCCGAGTAGTTCCAGATACCATCCTGACCGCCATCCTGCTGCAGTTGCATACTGTCGGACTGATACTGGCGACCATGGCGGTAATCGAGTGAGTAAGCTATCTTGGCACGCAAGCGCCCTCGCCTTGCCTGCTCCAGCGTCATACTACGGAAGCTCTTGACCACCATGGGCGATCCGAAGTGGCTGTAGGCTAACCTGAGTAGCCAGACGATATTGAAGCCATCAAAGCTGGTCGCCTCATCATCCAGCTCGAACACCCAGCCATCCTTGCCAGTGATGGTGAAGAAGTTGCGCTCATTAAGCTCGTCGTAACGCCATGCCTGATCTACTGGCGAGCCATAGGAAAACTCGGTTGCTTCAATGCTGCCGTCAGCGTTGATCTTGATGGCAAGATTGCGGCCTGATGGTGAATAGAGGCGATACTGATTAGCTGCGGCAACCTGGGTTGATGCATGCCAGCGAAAACGCTCGATAATTGGCTTAATCTTCTCTGCCGGGTCGAGCAGGTTCAGGGCGAAGTCACCAAACTCCTGCACCCGATCGAGGCGAACAAGCCCTCGATCTGACAGGCCGACAGGCACAAAGGTTGGCTGCAGCGTGCCATCCTGCACACCTACCGACTCGCTGATCACCTTCTGCTGCCAGTCCTGTGAACCGGTGCCATAGAGTGCCAGCGTGCGATTCTTGGCGGTAACCATCAGCACTCCGCCTGCGCTGGTGCGCATCCCTGTGATCTCGTCACCCACCGCAAAGACGTTAGCCCCGAGCAGTCCTGACCATGTGAGAGGGTTGCCTGGGCCTGAGTGGGCGTACTGCCCGCCGCGGTAAGCGACAAACAGGTGGCTGGCGTGTGCCTCGATCTTGATGGGGGTATCAGCAGCCTCGTCAGCTTGGTTAGTGATGAGCGGGACAATTCGACCGTTCTCACGCAGCTCAATGGCCCGCTGCACACCGCTGGCCAGATAGGCTCGGCGCATGGCCGGATCACCGAAGAAGTTGTGAACCAGTGTTTCGTAGCGGCCGCCAGCCTTGAGTACGATCGCCTTGCTGGCCACTACCTCGCAGAATGCAGTGAAGCGGTACAGGGTGATCGCAGTATTGGTCGGAACGGCCCTGCCGTGGACGTTCCACACCGTCAGCACATGCACTGTGCTGGCAGAGGTGTCCTTCTTCTTGTAAGACACCACCGGGAAGAACTGGCCGCCAACCAGCGCGTACCAGCCGGCGTTATCTTTCTCGTCGATGATGCCGCCGCCAAGCATGTTGGTAGCGGTCTCTGCCGTCGGTGTTGTAGCACCAGCCAGCGCAGCGGTTAGCGTCACCGCATAGTTATTGACCGGAGCGGAGCGCAACACCTGCCCGGCAGCCAGAGACTGACCACTTGGCAGCGCCAGCGTTCCGCTGTAGCCATCCCCTGCCATCTGCGCCGCACAATTGAAGATTGCCCCATCGCTGTGGCGGATAAGGTTGAGATCGCCATCATCAATCCCGAAGCCATCCTGTACAGTGACTTGCGAGCCAAATCCGGTGATCTCCTGCCACCCTGAACTGGTAGCACGAAATAGCCCGCCAACCTCGAGACTCTTGTCGCGAATGGCAAACACCTCCTCGCGGATCGCAACAACACAGCGAACCGGGCCAATACCTGGCACCTGACCGATAGCCGTGCGCCGCCAGTCGGCCGCCTTGGCTGACGCCATCAGCATGTCATTGATGGTGCGCGCGGAGCGGGACGGCACATTGGCTAGCGTGTAGCTGGTTGCACCGATGCTGAATGCGGCACCCACAGCGAGTGACGGGCTGGAGTCAGTGCCGATAAAGGCATCCCCACCTGACACATGCAGCAGCACGCCGGAACCACCGGCCCACGTTACCGCCTGAAAGGTGGCCTCGACAGGCAGCGCCACAGCACCATCGGTGCGAAATACGAAGTAACCCTTGGTCTTGGACGGGCGCGGCCGACCATCGAAACGGTCAAACCCGAGCGTGCGCCGGTAACCACCGGTCACACTGGGTTCCACATTGATGGCGGTAATGGCAAACCCGGGCGCCTTGGCCAGCGGCGTAGTGGCAAGATCCAGCCCGCCACCCAGCAGAATGACCTTACTCTCCATGGATGGCAGCCTCAAAACTCACACCCTCCGCCAGCAAAGGTGAGGGGCGGCACATACCGGCGCACCAGAATGGTGTGGTAGTTACCCCACTCCTCCTCGGCCCGAATGCGCAGCTCTGCGGTGACCTGACTGATAGACATCCCGCGCAGGGCGTGCCACACGATAGCCATGTGATACGCCTCATCAATGAACGGGGTGTCTGTGTCAGCCGTCAGCGTCTGCAATGGCGTGGCCGGGGTAGCCTTCAACCACTCCCAGTCATTGCGGCCCATCTGGATTTTTTGCCATGACTCACGCACCGCGTTGACATAGCTCAGCATCCGGCCGCTCTGACCAATCACGGTATCAGGGCCGCTGCCAAGATCCTGGCACTCTGCCCGCAACCGCTGGCACAGCTCAAGGAAGGTCATGGTTATTAGACCAGGCTGACCGGGTAGGACTGCACGGTGCGAGGGATGAGGGAGCCGTCGTCGGTCTGCTCATAGCGGATCTCGGTGGCCTGCATCAGCACCTGGTAAACAGGCTCAGGCACCGTTGATGGAGACGTACACGTCATCATTGCCGCGGCTCTGCGGGTCGCGGGAGATGCGGATTTTGACGCGCGGGGCGTCGTTGATCTCGCGCTGCTCGGCAGTCGGGGCGCCGGTAATGGCTTCCGCGCTCGGGGCGTTGCCCGCATCACGGTTGACGCCTGCCGCCTGCTCCTGCTCGATGATCTCGGCGACCAGCTTGTCGCGACTGGTGTTGGCGGCCTTGTCGATACCGAAGTTCTCGGACAGGTATTTGCGCAAATCAGCCGGTGCGGCGTTATTGAGGTCGATCAGTTCCATGGTTCTGTGCTCCTGAAAAAAGGAAAAGGCCCGCACTTGGCGGGCCAGTTATGGGTGGCGTATTAGAGGGCGGTAACCGCAACCTCGATACGGGTCAGCCACAGCTCATTGAGACGAACCGCAGCAAACCAGCTCTTCCAGGAGGCGGAGCCACGCTGACCGAGCGGGTCACCACCACGCGGGGTGTTGGGGTTCAGCACCATCGGCACGATGGAGCCGGGGCCACCGTTACCCTTGAGCGGGACGATGCCAAAGCAGTTTTGGCTCAGCACCACCATCGGGTACACGTCGGCACTGGTGCCGCCAGTGGACACCATAGTTCCCTTGGCACCAC